AATGATTTTATGGAAGAATCCAATATGTTACAGGCTGTAGAAAACAAAAGAAACAAACTAAAACTATGGAGTGATTTAGTAAAATGACAACAGTCATAATTGCATTGAGCCTGTTGTCTCTGAGCGCCCCGCCATGGCTAGTATTAACTGTAGCTGTGGTGGGTAGCATATTAGAAATAACAAACCCATACGAAAATATTTTGAAAAAAAACTTAACAAAGAAGTAAACTTGTGGTATAATTCCACTTCAATTTTCAACCAACAAAAGGAAATAGTAATATGGCAATAGTATCAGGAACAGCTTACTGGGCAAGTGTAACTACACCTAACACTACTTATGAACCAGTATACACAGTAAACCTTGTAGTCGATGATGAGACAGCAGAGTCTTTCAAATCTAAAGGCTACAGCGTGAAAGAAATGGACGAGGGTCAGGCGCTAGTAATCAAGCGTAAAGTTAATGGCCCTAACGGCATGGTACGTCAAGCACCAAAGCTAGTCGATGCTCAGAAGAATCCTTTGGATGAGCGTGTCGGCAATGGCTCTAAAGTAAAGGTGCAGTACAAAGAGTGGGAATCTGTATGGAAAGGTAAGACTTTCAAAGGTCTTGACTTCCAAGCTATGCAGGTTCTAGATTTAGTAACAGTCGGAGACGTTGATGGTGGCGAGTTCGACATCGAAGATGAAATGGGAGATGAGCTATAATGGATACATATAAGAAAGGCGATGTTTCTTATGATGTTTCAAAGCTAGACGAAGAGGCGCAAGGTTTATTTGCGCTTCTGGGTCAAGCTATGGTAAACGTCAGACAGTACAACGACAAGATTCAGTTAGTACAAGCAGGAGCTACTTATGTACAAGGACTGTTTGAAGATAAGCTTACGGATGAAGCTATCATAGACGAGGACACGGAAGTTGAAACCGAAGATTAATCACGAGGTATCAACATGGCTTTTGTCAAATATAATCTCCCCTGCCACAGTTGCGGGGGAAGTGACCCAGTAAGCCAGAATGCTGATGGGTCTGCGTATTGCTTCAGTTGCAATACTTATTTTAAAGACTACGGCACATCGGAAGTGCAACAAGATAACGTAACGGACTTTGAAAGTTATCAACCAAGACAGGATGGTGCTAGTTACAATGCGCTAACCGACAGAGGTATCAGTATTGAGACAGCCAAAAAGTATGGCGTTAAATCTACTACCACTGTTGGCGGTCAGGTGACTAGCCACCACTATCCTTTCTATAACAATGGAGAACTTGTAGCCACTAAGATTCGCAAACAGAACAAACAGTTTGCATGGCAAGGGAACTCCAAGGACACAGGGTTGTTCGGAGAGCAACTCTTTAAAGCAGGCGGTAAGTTTATTACAGTCGTAGAGGGAGAGTGTGATGCGATGGCAGCATACGAACTACTCGGAAGTAAGTGGCCTGTAGTATCTATAAAGTCAGGGGCGCAAGGAGGCGCTCGTGATGTAAAGAACAGCCTAGAGTTTCTAGAATCTTTTGAAACTGTGGTCATTTGTTTCGACTCAGATGACGTTGGCAAGCAGGGAGCTAAGGCTATTGCCAAGCTACTCAAGCCCAACAAAGCTAAGTTGATGACATTGCCAGAGGGTTTCAAAGACCCTAACGATATGCTCAAGGCTAAGAAGCACACAGCTTTTGTCAGTGCTTTCTGGGATGCTAAGACTTACACCCCGTCTGGCATTCTTAATCTATCCACTCAGCTAGATGCTTACCGCAAATTGCAGAGTGAAAAGAAAGACTCTATCCCTTATCCTTGGCATGGTCTTAACGCCAAGCTAGAGGGCATGAGAGCAGGAGAACTAGTTACTCTTACTGGGGGTACTGGTCTAGGTAAGTCAAGTGTAACCAGAGAGTTGGAGCATTGGCTTATCAACCACACCGAAGACAACGTAGGTATCGTAGCCCTTGAAGAGAACTGGGCTAGGACTGCCGAGGGTATTATGTCTATCGAAGCTAACGCTAAGCTACATCTCAACAGTGTCAAGGAAGAAGTAGGCGAAGACAAGTTGCTAGATGTTTACCGCAAGGTATTCATGGATGAGAACGAGGGTCGTGTTTGGATTCATGCACACCTCGGTGTCAATCACTTGGAAGATATATTCAGCAAACTTCGCTACCTTATTGTAGGCTTAGATTGTAAATGGGTAGTTGTTGACCACCTACACATGCTTGTACTTCAAGCACTAGATGGTGATGAACGTAAAGCTATCGACAGTATTATGCACAGGCTTCGCTCTCTTGTAGAAGAGACAGGCGTAGGTATGATATTGGTTTCCCATCTTCGCAGAGTTGACGGCAATCGTGGGCACGAGAACGGAATAGAAACAGGACTATCACACTTGCGTGGCAGTCAGTCTATTGCTCAGCTCAGCGATGCAGTTATATCTCTTGAGCGTAACCAACAGTCAGACGATAGCATTGAAGCTTCCACGACTAAGGTTCGGGTTCTCAAGTCTAGATATACTGGTGACGTTGGTGTTGCTTGTAGTCTATTGTATGACTCAGACACAGGCAGACTATCAGAGATACCGAGCGATGATGATTACAGTGCATTCGATGGAGATGAGTTATGAACATAGTATTTGATATTGAGGCAGATGGTCTCAACCCCAGTAAGATATTTTGTATTGTAGCACAGGACGTAGATACAGGAGATGTGTTTACGTTCGACAATACACAGCTTGAAGAGGGCTATGAGTTTCTAAAGTCCGCTACCAAGCTAATTGGTCACAACATATTAGGCTATGACTTACCCGCATTGAGAGATGTAGAGGGCATTGACCTAAGCGACAAGAAGATTGTAGATACATTAGTTCTATCTAGATTATTCAAGCCAACTCGTGAGGGTGGTCACGGCTTAGAGTCTTGGGGTTATCGCCTCAAGTTCAACAAGGGTGACTATGGTGAGAATCAAGATGCTTGGGATGCTTACACACCAGAAATGCTTGAGTACTGTAAGCGTGACGTAGAGCTAAACACAAAGGTTTATATGTCTTTACGTCAAGAGAGTCGTGGCTTTACACCACAATCAGTTAGACTTGAGCATTCAGTTGCTAAGATTATTGACCAACAAAGACGTAATGGTTTTGAGTTGGACATGAAAAAAGCTATGCTTTTAGTAGCTGAACTACAAGACAAGCTGAGCGATGTAGAGTCTAAGGTTCACGAAACATTCAAGCCTAAAGTTATCAGGCAAGAGCTATACCCCAAGTACACAAAAAGCGGTGCGCTTTCTAAGCTTGCACAAGACTTTGACAACAAGGGTGTTCGCCTTACTGATGATGAATGGGCTGAGATGAATCGCACCAAGACTTATGTGATTAGAGAAACATCTATACCTTTCAATCTAGGCTCTCGTAAACAAATCGGTGAGTACCTAGTTGATGCAGGATGGAAGCCTAAAAACTATACACCTACTGGTCAACCGATTGTTGATGAGGGTACGCTATCTAAAGTTAAAGGTATACCTGAAGCAGCTTTGATTGCCGAGTACCTGATGCTTCAAAAGCGTTTGGCTCAAGTCAACAGTTGGATAAAAGCAGTAGAGCCTGATGGCAGGATACGTGGTTACGTTAATCCTAATGGTGCAGTGACAGGTCGAATGACACACAGCCATCCTAACACAGCTCAAATACCTAGCACTAACTCGCCTTATGGTAAGGAGTGCAGAGAGTGTTGGACTGTTAAGAAAGGCAACAAGTTAGTAGGCATTGATGCTTCTGGATTAGAACTAAGAATGCTTGCACACTACATGAACGATGAGGACTATACAAATGAAATTCTCACAGGAGACATTCACACAACTAACCAAAACCTTGCAGGACTTGAATCAAGAAATCAGGCAAAGACTTTCATCTATGCCCTCTTATACGGAGCAGGAGATGCAAAGCTTGGGTCAGTGGCTAAGCAAGGTAAAGCAAGAGGCAGAGAACTGCGAAACAAGTTTCTTGATAGCTTGCCATCATTTAAACATCTTGTCCAACGAGTACAACGAGAAAGCAAAAAAGGCTTCCTCAAAGGGTTAGACGGACGTAAGATTACAGTGCGCTCTGAACATGCCGCACTCAATACACTGTTACAATCAGCCGGTGCTATTGTTATGAAAGAAGCACTGGTTATACTAGAGAAAAGCATACAGGATATGCGACTCGATGCTAGGTTTGTAGCAAACGTACACGATGAATGGCAGATAGAATGTAAAGAATCTGTTGCAGATAAAGTAGGTAAGCTTGGAGTAGAAGCTATTGTCCAAGCAGGTAAGAACTTAAACTTAAACTGTCCTCTTGATGGGGACTACCACGTAGGAGATGGTTGGCATGAAACCCACTAAAGAAGACAGAAAGAAGTTCGACATTGATTTACAATATGGCGTAGTGCGTGAAGATAAGATTGCGGATATGCTTACTAACAAAAAGATAGAAGTAAAGTCCGAGCGTGACTTGTGGCAAAAGACTGGTAACATTTGTATTGAGTATAAGTCTTGGGGCAAGCCGTCAGGAATTGATGCAACAGAATCAGACTACTGGTTTCATAACTTATGCATCGGTGATGACGAGTATTGCACCCTAGTGTTTAATACCAAGACACTCAAGAAGATTGTAAAAGGTCTAGATAGTTTCAAGACTGTATCGGGTGGCGATAACCGAGCAAGCCAGATGTATCTCTTAAACTTGCAGAAGTTATTTTCCACAGACGTAATCAAAGCTTTCAAGGAGTTAGGAAATGAGCAAGCTCAGTAATGTAGTACCTGACATATATAACATGCTCGAAAAGCTTTCAGATGGCGAGCCTCTTCCAATAACGGAGGAGGCGCTTGATGAAACTATGGCATCAATGAAAGAAGCTATCATGCACTGGGCTACACCCAGAAAGCGTGACACTGACTTTACTGTTAGAATGTCTAACGTAGGTAAGCCCTCTCGTCAGATGTGGTTTGAGAAGCGTGACACCGATAAGTCTGGTGACGTTGATGGTGCAACACAGATTAAGTTTCTGTATGGACATGTACTAGAAGAACTTGTTTTGATGTTAGTCCGAATGGCGGGACATAACGTAACAGATGAGCAAAAAGAAGTTACAGTCAACGGCATTGTCGGACACATGGATTGTAAGATTAATGGTGAAGTAGTCGATGTTAAGTCTGCATCTAAGTTTGCATTCAATAAATTCAAGAATGGAACTCTAAGCTCGGATGACCCGTTCGGTTATCTCGGACAGCTTGCAGGGTATGAAGAAGCCGAGGGCACAAAAGACGGTGGATTCTTGGTTATCAATAAAGAAAGCGGTGAGTTGTGCATGTTTACTCCCGATGACTTAGATAAACCTAACGTAACTACAAAAATAAATACACTATTATCTGATTTAGAACTTGACAAACCGCCAGAACTATGTTATAATCCTATACCTGACGGCAAGAAAGGTAACATGAAGCTGCCTAAAGGTTGTTCGTGGTGTAAGTATAAGCACGAATGTCACAAGGATGCTAACGATGGTGAGGGTTTACGTACCTTTAAATACTCTACAGGCTACACCTACCTGACAGAGGTTGTAGTAGAACCCAAAGTGGATGAGATAATATGAATCGTAGAAGAAGTAAAAGAATCTCTAAGCAATCTAAAAGGCTTCAGCTTGAATGGCTGAGGTCTTTGGTTGACGAGGTGGAAGCAAAAAAGATAACAGAAGATAACATGGAAGAACTCCTGCCCGAACAGAAGCACGTTTGGGGTCAGGGTCAGATGAGGCTAAGCTTCTATACAAATAAGTGGCTGAACAAAAAGATAAAGCAGCTAATTAAAATCTTTCCTCACAAAGATATAGAAGACATTACAAGCGAGGACATAGTATGGAAGATGTCGAAACGCTAGGAATAGAAGATGCTATAATAGCAGTAGGAAGCTATTTATATAATTCAAATAAGACAATCTCTGATGTTGATGCCGACTTTTTACAGGCACTTCTAGTGTTAGTCAGAGTGGAGCTTGAACGCAGGGAGGCAACACTACATTGAAAAAAGTTAGGAAGGGCTTTAGAAAAGCCAGAGTGAAACGACCAGTAGAAAAGGATTTAGTTAAGGGATATGACTCTAACTGGGAGTATGAACTTCATTCAGGAATCTTAGATGACTGGGAACATCATGTCGATAAGGTCGAATATACTGTTGAGCACAAGTACGAACCGGACTTTGTGAGGGTTATTGACGGAAAGAAAATACTACTCGAAGCAAAGGGCAGGTTCTGGGATAGTGCAGAATATAGCAAATATATTTGGATTGATAAAGCCCTTCCTGATGACATCGAGTTAGTGTTTTTATTTGCTAACCCAAGCGCACCGATGCCACAAGCTAAAGTACGCAAGGATGGGACAAGACGTTCCCATGCTGAGTGGGCAGATAAGAATAACTTTAGATGGTTCAGCGAAGATAGCATACCCGATAAGTGGATTAACGTAAAGAAAAGAGAGGATTTTAAGGATGAGCATTGATGATGCAACCCCTGAAGAATGGGATAAGTTAAACTATAAGCGCAACAAACAAGGAGAGCCTACGTTTGAGGAGTACATGAAGCGCCTTAACTCTAACTGGGTCTTTGACAGCACAAGAGGCACTGACCCCTTGGTTACTGCTGACTCAGTTGACTTTGAAGATTGTTGGGACAATATAAAATCTGATGAGGTTAACAGCCCTGCACATTACAACTATGGTAAGGTTGAGTGCATTGAGGCTATTGAGGAAAGCATGACACCTGATTCTTTCAAGGGCTATCTCAAAGGCAACACTATGAAGTACTTGTGGCGCTACGAAAGAAAGTCTAACGCCTTACAAGACTTAAAAAAGGCACAGTGGTATTTGGATAAACTAATATCACAGATAGAAAAATGAAGAAGTGGTGGCGTATCTGGGCTAAATCTCTAGGGGAGAAAGTAGGAGAAACAGATAAGCAAGCTGATACAGTTGCAGTAATTAGAACTTTCTGGTGGCTTGTACATATCGCTACTTGTTTTATGATTATTTTAAACAACGCTACAAATTTAGGTTGGTTATAATGGACAGAAAAGAAGAAAGACGTAAAAGCTTTCAGCGCAAGAAAAAATTTAAAAAGATAACAAGGTCTTCTGAAGCTAAGACCGAACGCAAGAAAACAAAAGGAAAAACAAATGACATTTTATTTTTGGAACAAACTTTTTAGTTTAGAAGTAAGAAATGGAATTGGGCTCGATTTAGAGTTTTGTGATAGCCGTCCCGTGTGGACAGTAAAAGATGGCGAACATGACGTTATGCCATTCGAGGGGCTCGTAATACAGCTACCGTTTCTAACCCTATCTATCGGCAATGTATATCAGGAGAGTTAATATGAAAGCAAGACATCAATATTTTTTAAAAGCAGTAGGATTATTTTTAGTTTCACCCATTTATGTACCTGCCGTAATTCTTTGGCACAACAAGAAAGATATTCTAGATTTCTACAAAGAGTTTTGGCAAGCCGTAACATTTACTCACCCTGAATATGATGGTATGGAGTAATGAATGGATAAGTATCAACAGTTTATACATAAGTCCAGATATGCACGATGGCTTTCTGAAGAGGGCAGGCGTGAAACTTGGGAGGAAACAGTACAGCGTTATGTAGACTTCTGGGTTAACCGCAAGCAGCTTGACAAGAAAACAGCCGAGCGTGTGTACGATGGAATCCTAACACAAAAAGTTATGCCCTCTATGCGGTGCATGATGACAGCAGGTGAAGCGCTAGACAAAGACAACGTAGCCGGATTCAACTGCAGTTATTTAGCTATTGATTCACCCCGAAGCTTTGATGAGTTGATGTATGTACTCATGTGTGGCACAGGGGTTGGGTTCAGCGTTGAGCGTAACTTCATCAATAAGCTACCAGTAGTAGCCGAGACATTCCACAACACAGACACAACGATTGTAGTAGCTGACAGTAAGATTGGTTGGGCTAGTGCATTCCGAGAGTTGATTGCTATGCTATATGCAGGTAAGATACCTAAGTGGGATATGAGCAAGGTTCGTCCTGCAGGAGCTAGACTCAAAACCTTTGGTGGTCGTGCATCAGGTTCTGCTCCACTGGCTGACTTGTTTAGATTCTGTGTAGAAGTATTTCAGAAAGCCGCAGGTCGTAAGCTAACGAGCATTGAGTGCCACGATGTTGTATGTAAGGTTGCAGATATTGTAGTTGTTGGTGGCGTAAGACGTTCAGCACTTATAAGTCTATCAAACCTATCAGACATTCGGATGGCTAAAGCTAAGACAGGTGCATGGTGGGAAGCAGATGGACATAGACGATTGGCTAACAACAGCGTAGCTTACACAGAAAAGCCAGACTTTGAAGCCTTCATCAACGAAATGAAGACTCTATACGAAAGCCGTGCAGGTGAACGAGGATTGTTTAGTCGTGTAGCTGCTCAGAACATTGCGGCTCGTAATGGTCGTAGAGATGCTGACCAAGACTTTGGTACTAACCCATGCTCTGAGATTATCCTACGCTCTAATCAGTTCTGTAATCTATCTGAGGTTGTAGTGCGTGAAGATGATACAGCAGAAACACTAAAAGAAAAGGTAGAACTAGCGGCTATTATCGGTACGCTTCAGGCTACTCTTACAGACTTTAGATACCTGCGAAACATCTGGCACAAGAACACAGCCGAAGAAGCATTGCTTGGATTGAGCATGACTGGCATTATGGATAACAAACTATTGTCTGGTCAAGAAGACCAAGAAGAACTAGAAAAGACTTTGGAGAGTTTAAGAGATGTGGCTATTGCAACAAATAAGAAATGGGCTAAGAAGCTTGGCATTGAACAGTCTGCAGCTATTACTTGTGTTAAGCCTAGTGGTACTGTTTCTCAACTTGTTGATAGCGCTAGTGGTATCCATCCCCGCTTTAGTAAGCATTACATTCGCAGAGTGCGTTCTGACAAGAAAGACCCGCTTGCAGTCTTTATGGAAGCAGCAGGATTCCCAGTTGAACAAGATGTAATGTCAGAGTCTTCAGTAGTGTATAGCTTCCCAGTTAAATCACCCGACTCTAGTGTGGTAGTAAAAGAAGTAGGTGCAATGGAACAGCTAAGACTTTGGAAGACTTATCAGAACTCTTGGTGTGAACACAAGCCAAGCATCACTGTGTACTATACAGATGATGAGTATTTACAAGTTGCTCAGTGGATATGGGATAACTTTGATATTTGTTCAGGGATTAGTCTACTACCAGTTAGCGACCATGTATATCAACAAGCACCATACGAAGATATAGATGCAGAGGCATATAATGAATTAGTTTCTAAGATGCCACAGAACGTGAACTGGAATGACTTAGTTTACTTTGAACAAGAAGATAACACCACCGGCTCACAGGAATTAGCATGTGTTGGTGGAGC